TATACAATTAGAAAAATCCATAGTAAAGTCATACTAATTCTGTTTTCTAGATTACCTCTGCGATATCTGACTGGGGCAGGATTGTCCCAACCAGAACGCATATAGGTATTTGGATTAATTCTTTTTCTCTTCATCATTCTCAGGCATTTGGAAGTCTGCATCTACTTTATCATACAATTCTAAGAATGATTGCTTTGTTTCATCATCGAAACGATTAACACAAACTTGAATTGACTTCATCTTATCATTAAAGATACTATAAGCACGAAGAATGTGGACTAAACGACGAGTGCTAATAATCTCATCTACACCTCCATCATAGAATGTTTTACGGATGATGTCAGCCCAATCTACAAGTCTTTTACAGAACTCAATGTCAGTGACACCCAATTGAGTAGCGACAACACTTAAGATTTTATTTTCAATAGATGGTGCTGGATAGTCTTGCTCAAAGGTTACAGGAAATCTCTCAAGGAATGCTTCATTAAGTACGTTTGTACCAATAAATCTACCATCATCAGAACCCTTACCTTTTGTATTTGCAGTTGCTACTACATTGAATCCTGCTGCTGGTTGAATAAATCTACCAATCTTTTTAAGAAATAGTCCTTTACCCTCAAGTATTGGTTGAAGACAGAGAATTTTATTACTAGCAAGATCTATTTCATCTAGAAGGAGGACAGCTCCCCTCTCCAAAGCTTCGGTGACGGGTCCATTATGCCAAACAGTATTCCCATCAATAAGACGAAAGCCACCAATAAGATCATCTTCATCTGTTTCTATCGTGATATTAACACGTATAAGTTCTCTATTTAGTTGTGCACATGCTTGCTCTACAGTAAATGTTTTACCATTTCCAGATAAACCAGTAATGAATGCTGGATAGAATTGCTTAGACTTAATAATACTCTTAACATCTTTGAAACTACCAAATGGAACAAAAGTATTATCTTTAACAGGAATTATATCCTGTTCCTGAGCAGGAATAACAGCAGGTGCATTAAATGATTTCTCTATGTTCTCAACTGCCTGTGGAGTTATCTCAAGATTCCACTTACCTTTAGATACTTTATACTTCTGTATCTTCTTAGTAACTGTTGAATAACCAATGTCCTTCATGGCACAAAATGCCTTAACATCAGCAGTAGTAAATTCTGTTCCATATGTTTCTCTCAATCCATCAACTGCTTCTTGCTCAGTCATCTTTAATTCAAAAGCCATGGGGTTGTTTGTTTAATTGATTATATTATACTCCAGAATCTATGCTTTTTCTATCTCTAAGTGCCAGTTTGTAAATTGGATGGTGGTAAAGGTGGATTAGCATATAAAAATGTCATAACCATATATTTACTTCTATTTGATAATATTTTTTTATGTCGAGAAGATATTGTCCAATGTACTGGAAAAATAATTAATTTTCCTTTTTGAGAAGATATTTTAGTACTATCAACAAATTCTATTTCTCCACCAGCACCACTTTTAAGAGTATTCAAATGCCAAATAAAACATAATGCATTTACACCATGATACATATTTACATCATAATCATTATGCCACTGATAAAACCCATCTTTTTCATATTTAATAATTTCATATCCAGTATCTTCATAAGCATCATATGGATTTAATCCAATACCCTTTGCAGTATCAGCTAACATAGTAGCGTATTTACCAAGATTTTTACCTACACTTCTTCTAAACACATCATCATATTGTTTCCAATCATCGTTATTGCTGATAGACAAAGAAGTTGAATTTCTGATATATGGTTGATAAACTTTAGTGCCACTTATTTTATCATCTTTTATTTCTTTTTCTATAATTATACTTTTAAACTTATTATTATCCTCTTCATACTTATCAATAACTTCATCACAAAAGTCATCATCAAGTTCATTATGTTGGATGTATATAAAATCTTTAAAATCCATATAACCAATACTATTCTGATTTTCTTCCATAATTAAGCAACCAATTCAACAAATTCACTTAGAACTTTCTTATTCATTTTCTTATTCTTAAGACTCTTTACAAAGGCACGTTTAATTTGTGCTTTTGTAGCATCTTCCTGAACCTTAAAGTCATCATCATTTGCTAGTGCATTTGAAGATAATCCAAAGTATGTATCATACCCAGAAGTTTTAATAGCAAATGCTTTGTCTTTCTTCCAGTCCTTTACAAGTCTATCAAACTCTTTATCTTCTGTAAAGTGATATCTACGAATAAATACGTTTCCATCTCTTGGTGAAAGAATACGAATCCCAATTAAATTGATATCAGCAAATGTATCCTTTAAGTTACGAAGTAACACATCTGTTATCTGTGCCCATCCATCAACATTAAATGAATAGGTAGTTCCTAATTTACGATCTCTTAATACAGAATTACGATGAACATATCCACATCCAAGATAAGGTTCTGATTCCCATTGTCTTTGAACTTCTTTGTGATATGTTAGTTGTCCTGCTTCACCATCAGTAAGTATTACACACTGAACTTTCTGTAGTTTATTCTTTTCTTTAAATTTTGGAAGTATTTGATGAAGTGCCATTATGGTTTCATTCAATGGAGTTCCAGAAAGATCTAATCCAAGAGGAATTCTATATTGAGTATAAGATATAAATGAATATGCAATACGATAAATGTTTATCATTTGCTCTTCTAAAGTTTTAGAATTTACATCACTTGTAAAGAACTGCATTAATGAAAAATTATCACACATTTGAAGAGCTCCTGCTTTCTTCTCATAAACAGAATGACGGACACCTTCACCCTCTGTCCAAAGTGGATAATTGAAAGTAAATGCATACACTTCAAATGGAATATTAACTTTCTTACAGAACCAAATTAAATTATAAAGTTGCTTTAAAGTATCTTCTATCACCATCTGCATAGATCCACTCCAATCAAGAATGAATACTAATCCATGATTCTTACCATCAGGAATAACTGTTATCTTCTTAAATAAATCTTCATTAAACTTATATGTATGAAGCATAGAAGTATTCAATACACCAGTCTTAGAAGTAGTGGCACGAGCATAAGCATCAGCAGATTTCTTACACTCAAATTCTTTAACTAAGTAATTAACTTCTTTCTGAGCATTTCTTTTAAATTCTCTATACTTTGAATCAACCTCTTTAAAAGATGGAAACATTTCACTCCCCTCTCGTGTTATAGATTCTTCCCATTCCAATCTAATTCTTTCGTGAAGAATTTTATTATCAACAATTACTTTGTCTAAATTAAGTTTTGGAACTTCAACATATACACTCTCTGAAGTATTATTTTCAGCAAGTTCTCTTAATTTTTTATCTAACGCATTAACAGTCTGAGTTTCTGGTTCTAAATCTAAAGGAGAACAAGTATCGTCGCCCCTAGAAGAAGGATTATTACTACCGTCCCCACCTTCCAAAGTATCATCGCCATCAGTGTTAGAAATGGGAGAATCAATATCGTCAGTGCTATCAGTGTCACTATCCCCAGTATGTGAATTACCACTTGGAGAAGGTTGTTGTTGGATAGATACTTGTTGATTCTGTTCAGAAGATTCATTATCGGATTCTTCTTCGGCTTGCTTGCAGAAATTATATAATGCTTCTGCTGCGGATACGGCTTCTTCAAACGTTTCTGCATCTTTAATTAATTTGACAATCGGAGTTTCAGTAGGAGAAAAAGAGATATTAACGAACGAACCAATCTTGAAATATAGATTAACCCTATCAGCAAGGTTAAGACTATCAACATCTTTATCATCTATTTCAAAGAAATCATTATCTGCAAGCTCATTATATCCTCTATAAAAGGTTTTGGCAAGTCCCATGTACTTACGCTTCATCAACTTCTCAATCCTTGCATCCTCTGTGATGTTTATAAAGGTATGAGGAATACCTTTAGGAGGATCTACATCAGGTGTGAACAATGCATGTCCAACCTCATGTGATACTAGTGCATCATAAACACGATTGCTTGTATTCCAATTGGGAAGTTGTAAAACACGAGTATGAACATTGAACTGTGCAGTTTCAACATTCTTATGCTCTACTACTAAATCTTCAGTTGCTAGAAGTTTAGCAAGTTGGGATTTGATTTCGTGTTGAACTGTCATCTATGTTTTTGCTTATGAACCTATTATACGACGAAACCCCACGCTTGGTGGGGTTCAGTAGACGGTTTATCAACTGTCTGCGTCTGTCTCTTGCAGAACGCAGTGCTTGTGGTTTAAGTTTTCGTTTGGCATCCTTCTTAGAGTGATGCTGCCAGTTTGGTGTGTTCATTGGTTTGGGTAAAGAATCTCAAAATCTTCGGCATATTTCTCCCGTATATTATCTATAAGTTTAGGAGTTGGTTTCAGTTTAATGGTTTCATCGATAAATTCCAATGGTGGGTAGAACACTTTATGAATTGGAAAGGCAGGAATTTTTAAGACATCAGCCATCCAATCACCAAAATCATCACCAAATCCATCCTCAAATCTCCATATATTACTCTCTCCAGTAAGAAAATCTAATTGAGGTCTAAACCAACTTTCCATTTGAGATTCTGGAAGATTTTCTAAAAACGGAAAAAAGTCTTCACCTTCCATTCTTTTTTGAAGTGTATCATCATCTTTAAATGACCATTGATTATAGTGATGATACAGATAAATTGATGATGATATAAACCTATCAATAGGATTTCTAATTACACATATATGAGGTATAGTAGCACAGTCTAAATATTTTTTATATAAATCACTGTGATAATGTGTTACTTCAACACCTTCATTGTAAAAACTTCTATGATCTTGTTCTTCTATAAATTTATTTTTCCATAATTGCTGTTGAATAAATCTTCCAGCAGTTCTTGGTATATGAATATGAAGTAATCTTTTATTTGTTCCTAATTGATGTTTATATGTTGGCATTAATCATTACCCATTTCTTTAGATACCATACATGAAAAACCTTTAACTTTATCAAAGGTAATTACATTTTCAAACTTATCATGTAAGTCTGATTTATGGGATATAACAAAGATGTTAGCACCCTTTATTATATATCTAATTATCTTAAGAAATTCTTCTGTTCCAAATCCATCTAGAGAACTATCAAACACTTCATCCATGATTAGTAAATTTGTATTTACTGAGTTCTTTACCCTAGCAACTTCTCTCCATGTAAAGAGTAATGCTAAGTCAATCCTCATCTTCTCACCTTCACTGAATGATGAATATGAGAA